GCGCGCCTGGCAGAGGGCCCGGTACGTCGCCGAGCCGGGCGGCACGCCCGGGATGACCACAACGATCACCTCGTACAGCCGCCGCAGCGTGGTCTGGCTTATGCGATGCGGCGTAGCTCGCGGTCGAGGATCTCGGCGCTCATCGTGGTGCATCGTGGGGTCACCTCCCGCGCAATGATGTCCACATCCGACCAGGTCCCGCGGTGGTAGCGCGCCTGCCCTGGGTTGCCCTGGACATAGATCGCGTAGGAGACGCCGGCTGGCGTTACCTCGCCGCCGTCATCCCCCCGCCGCGCGAAGGTCCAGGACCCTTTCAGCCGGTACGTGCGCCGGTAGGGGACCGTGATCAGCCCGGCCCGAAGTTTCGCAAAAAAGGCCCGCCGCTGGCGGGCTGACGTGAACACCATCGGCTTGCCAGATGGCGGCGGGTAGTCCTGCAGCCGGGGGATGACCACGCGGGTTGCCAGTTCCTCAGCGACCTGCGGCGGCAGGTCACGGATGTGCAGCACCGCATGCGTGATGCGGTGGAGGGCCTGGCGATCAATGCGGATGCGGATCATTGTCGTCGCCTCCAGATGAGATACGAGCCGGCCAGATACGGGCAGTCCCGGCAGTGGTTCTCGCCGTTCAGGTCCCGTATGAGCGTGCCGGTGCCGTCGCCGTGGTCATACACCTGGATGGTGCAGCGGCAATTGCCGTCGCACGCCTGGCGGCCAGGCATCAGGTGGTCTGGCACGTCCCAGTCACCATACCGGATATCGTAATACGTCACGCGCACGCCGCCGGCGTAGAGCATGGCCCGCGCCCGGCGCTGCGCCGGACTGAGGGTGTCCCACTCCGCGACCATGCGGCGCAGGTAGCCGATCTCGTCCTGGAGCCGTTGCCGGAGCGCGGTCCGCGTGGCTGGCGGCAGACCGCTCGCGTGGATGGTCCCGACGTGTGCCGCGATGATGGCGATGGCGGCGATGGCCGCGGCGGTGTGCGCGACGGCCAGCACCCGTTCCATGCGTTCGCGCCACGTCTCCGCGTCCGGTGCGGTCAGGGTGATCCGCTCGATCTCCGCTGCGGCCAGCGCGGTGATGCGCGTCGGGTCGATGGCCTCCAGCGGCTCGGCGTCCTCCGGTGGCGGCGCAGTGGTTGGCGGCAGATCAGACATCAGCGAGGACCACCCGTGCCCAGCGCAACGCCTCGGCCATGGCCGCGTCGATGCGGATCTCGATCTCCTCTGCCGGCGCGGGCGCGAACGCCGCTTTGACATCCGCCGGCGTGGCGGCGCGGGCCAGCCGATCGCGGATGCGGCGCTGCTCGCCGACCAGGATGATGCCGCTCTCGAACGGCACGTCGGGGCGTTTGCCAGCCCGCAACGCTTTGAGCGCCTTGCGCTCCCAGCGTTTCAACTCAGCCTGCACCTCGTCATCGGTTGGCTCGACCAGCGCTGCCTCGTCCTCCTCCATCGTCGCTCCCTCCGCTGCCGGCACTCCTTCCTCCTGCCCGGATGCGTCGGCGGCCCTGGCCTCGCGCTCGGCCAGCAGGGCCGGCACGGTGGCCGGCATTGGCGCCCCGCGGGTGGCCTCGCTCAGCAGCAGGTAGCCGCGCCAGTCGGGGAGCTGATCGTAGCCCGCCAACCGGCGTAATTCGTTGATGGTCAAAAACTCCCGATACGCTCCGATCTGCTGCAACTCTTGCGCAACGTTGCGCAGCCGCACATCCTCGAATGCGATGCGCAGGTCCGGATCGCCCAGCCAGCGCGGGGCGATCTGCGCGTTGAGATCCTCGGCCAGGAGGACGAGCTTTGGCCAGACGGCGGTTTCGAGCATCGTTGCTCTGGCCCCCTCGGCATTGGCCCGCGTCGCGTCCTTATCCCAGTAGCCATCTGGAATGCCAAAGACACGGTTGATCGAGATCCGCGCCTCCTCCAGGCCCTGGAGGAATTCCATGTCCTTCTGGCTTCGATCAAATGCGGTCCACGCCATATCGCCGGCGCGCACGACGCCAACCCGCCGCTCGCCGCCGCCAAAGTAGTCCCAGATCTGCTGGCGGATGATCTCCAGATCGTGATCGAGCGTGTCCCGCGGCACGGCGATCACCCCGAGCGGTGCGGCGTTGCCCTTGCTGAAGAAATTCAAGTTCCACCGCCGCATCGCCAGCTCAGACTGGACGGATGCGAGTGCTGCCACCAGCGGGGAGAGCCCCCGCCGCGGGTCGAGCGGATGCGTGAGCCGGGAGTAGCAGATATAGCGATTCTCGATGCGGATACGCTCGTGCTCCGCTACCTGGTACGCAAATCCATCGATAAACCGCTGCGGATGCGGGATTGGCTCGATGGACCAGGGCGGAATGGGCCAGATCTCAGCCAGCGCGCCGTTGCGGGGGAGAAAATACATATACGCTTCGCCGGTCAGCAGCAGGCTCCAGGTCCAGTACGCCAGGAGTGCCCCACGCCCGAAGTGGGGATTGGGGGCCTCCCAGATCCGTTCGAGGGGATGGTTTTCCACGTCCTCCTCGCCCTCGTCGCCGATCCGCCGCTTGATGAGCAGCCTGGCAGCGCTCACCTCGCCGGCGATGGCGGAGCAGCAGGCGTACACGCTCACGGACTGCAGCGCCTGGCGGGCATGCTCGACCTGCCGGGTCGATCCGGTCAGCCCTGCGCCCGCGCCGCCGCGGTCGGGCCAGCCCGTCCAACCCATGGGGTAGCTGCGTTGCTGATAGAGCGCCCCCGGCTGCGGGGCAGCCTTGGCCTCGCGCCAGAGCGCGAGGGTCTGTTCAATCCAGCGAGGTGCCATGATGCGTTCCCCGCGCCACGCGGAACCCGGCCCGCGCACTCTCCGCAGCAATGATGGCGATGGTCCAGCCGTAGCCGGCGATCCCGCCGGCAACAAACCAGATGCCGTGCCATGCGATCAGCAGTGCTGCTGCCACCGTGAGCAACGCCAGCCAGACGATCCGCTTCATCCGAATGCTCCTCGCAGACTATTCCGCGTGTGTCCGATGGCCGACCATGCCAGGGCCAGCGCGATCACGGTGTCGTCGTGCATGCCCGCCGGGGCGCGGTAGCGCGTGGCACCGCTGGGGAGCGGCGTGGCCTCGTAGGCCTCGAGCTCAGCGATGAGGACGGGATCGTCGAGCAAGGTGATGCGTTGCTGCTCGATGGCCAGCGCCAGCGCGTCCATGAGCGTCGCCTTGGTGCCGGCGGTCAGCGTGACACCGCGCACGGGCAGGCCGTCGCGGAGCAGTTCCTCCACGATCGGCTGGCCCATGGCATTGAGCTCCGCCACAATCGTGACGGCGCCATACCGCTCGGCCAGCGCGCGCAATCTGGCGCGCTGGATGGCATACTCCACGCGCCGGGATCGGTCGAGCGCAACCACCCGCTGCGCCGTCACATCCAGCACGACCATTGCGGTGTAATCCTCGATTTTGCCCCAGTCCACACCGATCACGTGGACGTGGCCAGGAGATGGCGGCTGCCCCGGCGGAACCGTCGCCAGGGCGCGCACCCCTCGGAATACCCCGCCGCCGTCCTCGACAAATTCGGCCAGCCACTCCTGCCGATACGTGCGGTCGCTCACCAGCTCGCGGGCCCGCTCGGCGGCGCGGCGGATCGTGGGGAGCGGGTTGGCCGCCGAGGGTGCCTGGAACGACCAGTAGTCCGGCTCGCCAGTGATGCCGCGCACCCACTCGCGCCAGAACCAGTTGCGGCCCTTGGGCGTCGAGATCAGCACGATGCGTCCGTCGCGGTCGGCCAGGGTTGGCAGCAGCACGTCGGTGTAGGTCTCCTCGGCGATCCGCGCTGCCTCGTCCACAATCACCAGATCGAATGCCTCGCCGCGCAGGGCTACGTCGTTATCGGCGCTGTAGATGGCAAGCGAACCGGCGCCGATCTCAATCACCCGCTCGGCGCGGTGGATACGCCCGATGGCGCCAACATGCCGCTCCGCAAAACGCCACGGGGCGCGGGCATTTTTATACGTCGGCACGACCCAGGCGACCAGACCGCCGTGGTTGGCGCGATCAATGGCCAGCGTGCCGGCCATCAGGGTTTTGCCCCATCGCCGCCCGCAGGCAACCACGACGTTACGGTGTGTCCTCAAGCTGAGGATCACCTGGACCTGGTCGGGCCGCAAGCCTGGCAGCCGCAGCGCCGTAGTCGTAGGTCGCCACGGGGATCGGGCCACCGTCGGGGCCGCTGATTTCCGTGCGGTCGCGCTGCCCAAGATACACCTTCCCCAGCCAGATGAGCATCGTGTCCGAGCCCTCCTCGGCGCGCTGGATCTGCCGGCGCCGCAGGCGAATTTTGAGATCAGCGCGGCCTTTTTTGAGATGGGCGTCAAAATGCCGGCACAGGGTCGCTTCCGACACGCCGGCAACCCGCGCGATCTCGTCGTCGGTACAGCCGATGGCTGCCAGCTCCTCGATTTGGTCTGCGGTCAAGCGCACAAGCGCGCGAGGTCGCCCGGCCATGGTCATGCTCCGTCGGTGCGTTTGCCCTTCTGGAGGGCCATGAGCGCACTGAGGATCTCGAGATGGAGATCGTCCATATGCGCGGCAAGTTTTTCGACGCGGTCATCGAGCGCGCGGATCTGGGCGGCAATGTCGCGTATCATCGCATCCCGCTCCCGGCGCATGAGGGCGGTCAGCTCCTCGTGATCGGCCGCGCGGCGCAACTCCTCGGCGGCGGCGTACTCGGTCATGGCATCGGCAACCGCGGCGGTCGTGCGATCGCCGATCTGCACGATCAGCGCGCGCACGTCGCGGAGGCGTTGATCCATGGCCAGCAGATGATCGGCCAGCGCCGACGTCCATTCGAGCCAGCGGGCGCGGAGGGTGTCATCGGTCACGCCCTCCGCAATGTCCTGAGCAAGCCGGCGCATGCGCTCCACACCATTAATCCTGTCCTGCGGCGCGATCGCGCGGTGGGAGCGATGCCTCCAACGCCCGCAACATACGGCGGATCTCATCAATATGCATCGACGTTGTCACCGCAGCGCGCAGATAGTAATCATTGGTCTGATCGATGCGTTCCAACACGCGCTCCATGCGCGATTGCGTTTCAGCGATGCGCTCCAGTGCGGTGACAAAGCGATCTTCGTTCTCGCGGATACGCCGGATTTCCTGTTCGCGGCGGAGTTTCGCGTTTGCGGACCACTCGGACCGCAGGAACGGCCACGCCTCGGAGGCGAGCCAGCCGCCGAGGGCAGCAACGATGAGCCAGAGCCACGTGGGGATATCAGGCGGGGTCATCGTCGTGGTCCTTGCGGCGGATCGCGAACACCGCATCGTGCATTTCGCGGGTCAGATCGGTGTTCGCGTCGAGCTTGCGACGGATGCTGGCGATCCAGGCCAGCGCGAGGCCGACCAGCGCGCCGATGAGCACGATAGCCGCGCCATAGAGCACGCCGATGAGGGCGTCCAGGGTGGCCGGCTCGATCATGGCGGGGCCTCCAGCAGGCGATTGGCGATGGCAGCGATGCGCTCGCCGTAGGTATCACCGGGATGCGCCCACCCGCAGCCAGATTGCAGGTTGTGCACCGCGCCGAGCGCGCGGAGCGTGACCGCCGACCCGTGGCACCGAAGGGGCAGGTCGCGCCACGGGAGCGCCAGGCTCACGAGGTGCCGCTGCGCGTCCGTGCGAGCGGTGGGTAGCGTCGCGTAGGCGATCAGGCGACCGATCTGCGCCGTGATCCCCGTGGGGAGATCCGGAAATGACACCCCCTTGCCCGGCTCGCCAGTCACGCCAATGCCGGCGGGGTTGTGGTGCGGCGGGAGCGACCAGGCCGAGGTGAGGTTGCCGGTCTCGTGGCACAGTTGTGCGGCGGCCACGAGGGGGTCCACACCGCCCCTGACAGCAAGATCGTAGAGATGCGTGGCCGCCGTCTCGATGGCCGGCGCGCCGTAGGGGGAGCCGGCACACCGGGCGACGACGGCGGCCACGAACCGCGCGCGCTCCAGTGGTGACGGGGCGAGGATGGGGGAGAAGGCTGAGTAGCGCGGTGGTTGGGGTGACGGGGTCGGGGCGACGCGGGGGATCTGGAGCGCAGCGACGGCGCGGATGTAGGCCGGCATGTCCACCAATCGACCGGGGCACGTTTTGGCGGCGAAGTCCCGGTGGGGGCGGACCGTCGCCGCTGACGCCACGAGCGAGCGCCAGTCGAGGAGGGCGGCAGCAACGCCCGCGCCGAGGGCGGCTACGTCGGGCGGCATGGAGACGCGGTCGAAGTCGCCGACATGCTCGATGCCCCACGCGAAGGTATTTGCTGCCTGCGCGTGGACCCCTGGCCGGTCGAGCGGCGTGAGTTGCCAGATCCCGTCATGGGCAGGGTCGGGGGCGCCGGCCACAACAAACACATGCGGCCCGGCGGCCCAGCCGAGGCCGCGGTAGTACTGTGCCAAACCACGCATCGAAGCCGGCCCGCGCCAGTCCGCAGCTACGGGTTTGACGGTGTGATGGACGATGACTGCCCGCGCCCAGCCGGCACGAGCCGGGTCATGGCCTGCCAGATGCGCGCGAAACGCCGCGACGGTGCGCCAGTGGCGCACGTCCATCGCGAAGCCGGGAACCTGGATGTCGGGGTAATGAGTCATTGCGTCCCAGCAAGAACGAGCGTGTCTGCCCGTAGTATAGCATGCCGCTGGCGAGCAACACAACGCCCCCGCCCTGGTCGGGGCGGGGGCGTGGGCGTGGGCGGGGATCTGGGCCGGCTTACTCGTCCCAGAACACGACGATCGCCGCGCCCTGACCGGCCTTGAGCCGGGTGGCGCGGTAGGTTCGGTCGCCGTCCTGGACCGCGACGATCAGGCGACCGTCGCGGTCCAGCGTCGGTTCGGTCATCTCCGCCAGCCAGACGAACTGGCCGGCGGAGATCGCGAACCGGGAGTCGCGGGCGATGCGCCCCTCCCGCCGGGCCTGGGCGTGGAGGGCGCGAAAGGCCATGATGAGGTTCTCCATT